TGCCTATATAGCTCCTACTTATAGCCAGGCAAAAAAGATAGCTTACGACTACCTAGTACATTTTACAAAAAATATACCTGGTATGAAATATAACCAAACAGAGTTAAGAGCTGATTTTATAAATGGCGCTAGGATCACTCTGTTGTCATCTGAAAATCCAGATAGCTTGAGAGGAATATATTTAGATGGCTGTATTATTGATGAGACTGCACAAATTAATTCAGAGCTGATTAACGAAGTTATTACTCCAGCTTTATCTGACAGGAAAGGTTTTATGATTTTGGTTGGAACACCAAAAGGTATGGCAAATCTGTTCTATGATTATTATCAAAAGGCTCAAGGAAATCCGAATTGGTTTCTGCATGTAGCAAAAGCATCTGAAACAAAGATTGTTGATGAAGATGAACTTGGAGCAGCATTAGCTGTTATGGGTCCTCAAAAGTATGAGCAAGAATTTGAGTGTTCTTTTATTGGCAATATTCAAGGTTCAATATATGGAGATATTATTGCTTCCTTGGAGGACAAAAAGCAGATCACAAGAGTTCCAGTAGATCCAAGTTATCCAGTTAATGTTAGCTGGGATCTTGGCTATAATGATGCAACTAGTTTAATATTTTTTCAGCAAGTTGGACACATGATCCATATTGTTGATTGCTATGAAAACACTAATGAGCCTCTGCCTCACTATGCAGAAATTATAAAGCATAAAGATTATGTAATTGGTCAAAACTATGGACCACATGATTTAGAACAAACAGAATTTGGATCTGGTAAAACCAGAAGAGAAGTTGCTTATCAAATGGGATTGCGTTTTAAAGTTGCTCCCAGGATGGCAATTGAAGATGGCATACATGCTGTAAAGATGTTGTTGCCTAGATGTCTAATCGATGTCGATAACTGCTCAAAATTAATAAATGCTTTAAGGCATTACCATCGTAAGTTTTCTGACAAAGAGAGAACTTACAAAATAAAACCAGTTCATGATTGGAGCTCACACATGTGTGACAGCTTACGAACTCTAGCAACTGGAATACAAGAAAATAAATTCAACCAAAACAAACGACAGCAAGTTGCTGATACAAACTACAAGGTACTTTAATATGGGATCAATATTTAAACCAAAAATTCCGCCACCACCTCCGATTATTATGCCAGAGCCAGAAAAGGTAAAGGAAGAAGTTTCTTATGAAGATGAAGAAAGAGATGCTGAAGCAGAAAAAAAATTAAAAGATTTAGAGAAAAAAAGAAAAGGCAGAAGATCTACTATTCTTACAGGAACTGGATTGAATGAGATTGAAGAAGAAAACATCGATAAGAAAAGGTTATTAACTTAATCATGTTTTCAGCAATAACTAAATTTTTTCAAAAGAATAAAGAGAAAGCAGAGGAAGCTTTAGAATTTCCAAAGATTTTAATTTTAGAAGATATTAACAAAGTTGAGGTTAAGAAATCTAAAACTAAAGACACAAAAGAAACTAAATCAACATTAACATTCGGTAAATAAATATGGGTGGACCAAGTAGCGGTGGATCAGACACATCAGATGATAGAAATCAACTGACATATTCTGAACAATTAGACAGAGATAAGAAAAAAAAGAATTTAGCTCAGCATGAAAAAAATATGAGAGAAAATAGAGATGGTGAAAACAATCGAATAAAATCTAAAAAATCTGAAGAGCAGCCGAAAGTAAAATCTCAAATGGATAATACTGAAATTAAATCTAAAGAAGTAGATGCAGATAAAACTGCTCCGACAGAAGTTGAAGTAGATCAAGATGACATTCTTCTTAAAAATAAAAAAAAAGGAAGAAATGTAACAGTATTGACTTCAGTAACTGGAGTTAAAGATCAACCAACATTAAGCAAAAAATATTTATTAGGAGATTAATTATGAGCTTATATAGAAATATTAATAAAAGAAAAAGAGCTGGTACTTCAAGATCAAAGAAGAAATCAACTATATCAGCTAAAGCTTACAAGAATATGAAAGCTGGTTTTCCAAATAGCAAAAAGAACAAGGCGAAAAGAAAAAGAAAAAAATAAATGCAATCGCAAGAATTTAGAACTTTAGCTGCACAGCTTAAAGACAACCTATCTAGGTTAATGGAAAAAAGATCAAACTGGGAAAGCCATTGGCAAGAAGTAGCAGATTTGATGTTACCTAGAAAAGCAGAGATCACAAAAGAACGAGCAAGAGGCGATAAACGACATACACAGATATTTGATGCAACGGCTGTACATGCTCTAGAACTTTTAGCAGCATCTCTGCATGGGATGTTGACTTCATCAGCTAACAGATGGTTTTCATTAAGATTTAAAGAAACTCAATTAAATGAGAGTGATGAGGCTAAAGAATGGTTAGAAGATGCAACACAACGAATGTACGATGTAATTGCTAAATCTAACTTTCAACAAGAGATTTTTGAATCTTATCATGATTTAATTGCCTTTGGTACTTCATGCTTAATGATTGAAGAAGATGATGAAGATACTCTACTCTTCTCTGCTAGACACATTAAAGAAATTTATATCCAGGAAAATAAAAAAGGTTTTGTTGATACAGTATATCGAAGATTTAAAATGCCAGCTCAAGCTGCTGTTTCTAAATTTGGTTATGAGAATGTATCAAGAGATGTTCAAACAACTGCAGATAAGAAACCATTTGATGATATAGATTTAGTTCATGTTGTAAGACCTAGATTAGATTTTGATCCTAAAAAAAAAGACAAAAAGAATATGCCATTTCAAAGTATTTATTTTGAATATGGAACTGGTCATATTATTTCTTTAGGTGGATTTTTAGAAAATCCTTATGTCATTCCTAGATACTTAAAAGCTTCTACTGAACAATATGGAAGAAGTCCTGGAATGAACTCACTTGCTGATGTGAAAGTTTTAAATCGAATGGTAGAAAATAGTTTAAAGGCTGCTGCTAAAACTATAGATCCTCCTCTACTCATTCCAGATGATGGTATGTTAGCACCTATAAGAATGGCACCTGGCAGTATCAATTTTTATCGGAGTGGCTCAAGAGATCGTATAGAGCCTCTTAATATTAATGCGAACACAGCAACTACTTTGAATAATGAAAATCAAAGAAGAGATGCTATCAATAAAATGTTTCATATCGATCAGTTAGTAGTAACTGAAAATAGAAACATGACTGCGACTGAAGTAATCCAAAGACAAGAAGAAAAGATGAGAATACTTGGTCCAGTATTAGGTAGATTACAATCTGAATTATTATCTCCATTAATAACTAGAGTGTTTAATATTCTTTTAAGAAATGGAATGTTTATGCAATCTCCAGATATTCTTATTCAACAAGAATTAAAAATAGAATTTGTATCACCGATGGCATTAGCTCAACGAAGTCAAGAATTACAATCTTTGATGAGAGGATTAGAAATTTTTGGATCAATGGCTCAATCAATGCCAGTTATGGATTACATTGATGAAAATGGTTTGGTTAAAAACATTATTGATATTTTAGGACTACCAGCAAAAGTTATTAAATCAGATGCTGAAGTAGAACAAATTAGAGCAGAAAGAGCTCAACAACAAGCTCAACAAATGGAAATGCAACAACAAATGGCAGAAGCTGAAATGGCTAAGAATGCAGCACCACTAGCGAAAGTTGTTCAAGATGGATCACAATAAAGAATTAGAAAAAAAAATTAAACAGCTTAGAGAAGATTACAAAACAGTATTTGGATCTGACGAAGGCAAAAGAGTTTTAGAGGACATCTCTATAAGATGTCATGAGAGTACGACTACTTTCTCAAAAGATAACAGTCATGAGACCGCTTTTTTAGAAGGACAAAGATCAATACATCTTTTTATCAAAGCAATGCTTAAATCAAAATAACCAATAGGTATATAATGGAAAATCAGACAACTGCACCAGAGGTGCAATCTGAACAGCCAACAGATGTTGTTCAGAATAATACTGTAGCAACTGAAGTTGTAAGTAACCAGGAAACAAATTTTAAAGATTTAATTCCTGATAATTTCAAAGAAGAAAAAGCTTTGGATAATTTTAACAACATGGAAGATTTCGTAAAAAGTTATCTCCATGCACAAAAGTTAGTTGGAGCTGACAAAATTCCAGTTCCAAATAAGCATGCAACAGACGAGGATTGGAATGAGGTATTTAAAAGACTGGGTGCTCCAGAAACTCCAGATGATTATAAATATAATTTTAAAGATCAAGAACTGGATCAAAACCAAGTTCAAGAATTTAATAAAGCTGCTCATAGGTT